TTCTTTACAACCTTTTCGTTAGAGGCTTGGATAGCCTTCACAACTGCGGCAGTTGTCTTGCCTTGATCGTTAGCCCATGCTCTGAAGAGTAAGCGACCCTTGGTCTTGCGAGTTCTGCGACCAGCGCTGTTGGATTGTTGTGAATCAACCAATGGCGGTAGCGCGTTAATGAACTGGCGACCAGCGTTAGGGTTAGCAGACTTGTTTACTGTCTTGTCTGACTGCCACTCTGTAATGAACTTGCCGTTTCGATACTTCTTCACACGCTGGGCTGGTGGTAATCCTTGTGGATTCTTACGTCCTGCAGTCTCGTAAATAGCACCAGAAGCAGACTTATTGAAGATAGTCGCAAGGCTTCTAAAGCCTCGCTTGTTTGGCTTTGTAGGCGTTGTGGAGTAGCCCAAGCCTTTCTTAATAAGTCCAGCGTTAAAGGCTCGATACTCCCATACTCCAACTGCGTTGCCCCAGCCGCTTAAAGGCGAATCGCTAGGAACGAATCCTCTAGCCTGATTAACTACCTTGCGCAGATGTCCTGCGATTTCCTTCTGGGTTTCCTTGGCTAACTCTGGCGCATATTGCTTCAGGGCTTTGCTAAGAGCTACGGCGTTGTCTAGTTCTACTGGCATCGCTTCGCTCCTTTGCTATGTCCTTTAATACCTGTACATGAGCCTTGAAAGCCATCGGAGAAAGTTCCACGATGGTGTTGAACGGAACTCCATACTCGTAACTTAATCTAGCCGCGAGATAGGTGAGGGAGTTCCGATCTAACCTAAAGGGTCAGATTCTAAGACCTCAACTGACTTGAGAGTCTCGAGAAACTGTTCCCCAAAGGGTTTGACTGTTTCACCCGAACGTCTAATTGCTTCCCAGCACAGCCAGTACACGTCTGACTGCTTCTGATCTTCAATCAAGGCTTTGTGAAAGCCTTTCTTGGCGTATTGCTCAAAGCTGTACTCCAAGACTGGAGTTATCTCGAACTCCTGTACTTGTCCGTCAGCCCTTGTAACTTTGAGTTTTGCCATAGCCCTTATCTCCTTCTTACGCTGTTGTGACTGCTACTGTACCAGAGACGTTCCAAGTTACAGATTGTGTGCCAAGGTCTCCAACTGCGCCGTTAATATCGGTGAGGTTATTGACTAGGCAGGTCATTGTGTAAAGTGGGTTGGTCGCTGATGTGACTGCGCTTGTCTGCTTAAGTGTGACTGTTACGTTTGTGCCGTATGCAGCAGCAAGAGTTTGCAAGACCTCGCTTGTAGCTGTGTCGTTGAGGAAGTCAATAGTGATAGATGCTGCTTCAAGACCCTTGACGAACTTGTGTCCTGAATCGCCCATCGCTGTTACTTCGAGCTCATCGAAGGTGCGGTTAAGTGTTACTGCTGTTACGTGGTCTGAGAGATCTACTGCATTGACAGTTAGAACTACGCCATTGTTTAGAAATACTGCCATTTCAGTTATTCCTCATCTTTCTTGGTAGTTGGTTTTGGTGCTGCTTTTACTTCTGGAGTTTGTCCGATTTTCGCAAGAAAAGCGTCTCGCTCCTTTTCCCAGTCGCTCATGACTAGCTCCATTCCGTTAGGGTACTGATTGCGACATCGCAAGCCAGTAAGTCTCCAGTAGGTAGGTTCAGCACTTTAGGGCTGGACACGCTGCCTACGTTGAACACAATGCTCGATGCTTCGAGAAGCTGGAAGAGGCGTACTACGTCATCCTCAATTCCTGCAAGGTTTCCTTGATTGTCCAGTAATGGCACAAGGATAGTGATAGTAAAGTTTGCTAGTGGTGCGATGGCTGTGTAGTCATTATTGCTAGGCACTAGGTAAGGATCAGCAGGGCTGACAATAACGCTGTTAGCAATAGGCGTAGCAGGTGGGAACGAGAACACGCTCCACTTACTGTTGTCAGTTAGGGCAGCCGCTATTGTGCTGCGAAGGGTGGTTATCGCTGGCATTAGCCGACCATAGAATTAGGGCTTAGGTAAGGCGCAAGTAAGCCACGAACGCGAGCCATCAACTGGTTTGACATGGTGTATGGGCTTGGTGCGTAGCCGTCAATAGATACGCCCTGACCTGTTGGAGCTTGACGCGCTTGCCAGATGGCAACGCTGATCATGAGGCTTGCCTCTTGGATGGCTGGGATGGTTGCAGGATCTAAAGATGTTGCACCCGCAACAGAACCATAAGGATTGACAAAATGCTTAGGCTGTACTACACCATTGTTTATGTTGTACTTAATTGTGTAATCTGTAACTTCTGTAATTGTATGGCTGCCGTTTAGATGCGCCTCGTTATTAGCAACTACCACAGTTTGACCTACATAAAATGTGTCTTTAATGTAATAATCAAAATAAAGCGTAGCGGTAGTGGCTGTTGACTCATGCGCTACATTGAATGTCGTGTTATTCCATAGAAAAGGCAACAAGACGTTATCACTAGCATCGCAGACGGACTGCAATACGGCATCAGTATAAAGCGTTCCGATACCTAAAGCGGTGCGGAGCTCTGCGACTGTGGTGAGTGCCATTGTTATCCTTTCTAAAGACTTGGCGGGCTACAAGGGCTCTGGTAGCCCGCCAAGCGACTTAGTTGAACGATTAGTTCTTGTTGAACCAGTTCGCTCCTGCTGCCAACTTAGTGGCAAGTGCGCCCTGACCGAAGAGTAGAATATCTACTGTTCCATCAGAGTTAATGTTTGTGCGTAGTTGCTGACGTGCTGACTCGTACCATGTGTAAGCCTCTGGGTTGATAACAGCCATTGAGTAATCTGCTGTACCGACTCCGCCAGAACCCTGCATGTAGCGAGATACACGAAGATCAAGACCTGCAACTGAACCACGTAGTGACTGTGGTGAAAGTGCTCCACCAGCGTTCTGTGGGTTTGCTGCAATGTAAATTGGACGTCCTGCATCGTTGTAGCTCATAATGTTAGCCCATTGTTCTGGGGTAACAATGATGTTGCGAGCAAAGCCAATTGAAGCAGAATAAACTGCTGCTGCTGCGCTTGCTACGTATGAAAGAAGTCCGCCCGCTGTGTTGTCTTGCGCTGTTGCGTTAAGAGTTCCAGCACCCTGAATTGCAGTTGTTACATACTGCTCTGTGTCCTTTGCATAAGCAAATTCCATCTGTGTGACAAGCTCATCCAAGAATGCAGGTGTTGAGTTTGTTAGGAGTTCGAGAGTAGTGATTGCACGACCCTTGAATGACTTCTTTGTAACTGTAATGTATGAAGCCTCGAGCTGTGATTCTGTTACTGCGCCGTTTTCGTCAATCTGGTCAACGAGAGGAACTTCAGTAATCTTTGGCAACTCAAAGGTTTTTCCGAACTCTGGCATTGAGCCGCGTGTGATTGAGTCAATCATTGGGCGGTCAGCGTTTGAGAGGAAGTTTAGGAGCTGTGTGCTCTGTGGTGTTGGGATAAATCCTGCACCTGTTGTCTGATCGTTGTCAGCAGCGCGAAGCCATTGACGTGAATCTTCATCTCCGAAAAGATTTGCCTTTAGTGTGTTTTCCAAGTAGTTACGCTTTGTAACTTCAATTCTTGGAGTTGTGTACATCATCGCTTGCACAGTAGGACGAGCAGCCTCGACAGCCGCAGCTTCTACTGATGGTGTTGCTTCGACTGGTGTGGTTTCTTCCACGACTGTCTCGCTTTCTGTAGTTGGGGTTTCTTCAGCAGGAATTACTTCTTCTGCTGCTATCTCTAGCACCTCGGCGGACTTAAATGCCGCTTCTGTGACAAGAGAAACTTCTTTTAGTTTGGCGGCGGTTACTACTGTGTAGCCATCGCGTGATGGTTGTGAGGAAATAATTTCCGCCCCGATTGACAGCCCTGAAACCAATCCTTCAGATGCCATGATCATCGCATCAGAACCTGCTTGGCTGCGGCTTAACTTGAAGGTTGCATAAATGCCATCTTCGCGGACTTCTGCTGAAGTCATGCGACCAACTGGTTTCTTCATGTCATGCTGTGAAAGCAACTTAATCTTTGTTGGGTCTGCAATTTCAATAGAACCAGCAGCGAATGTATATGCGCCAAGGTTTGTCTGTCCAATTTCGCCTGTACCCATAGGTACGATTTTGCCGCTAATTTCGCGACGTTCTTCGCTGCACTCAATAGAGGATGCTTCGATGTATAGAGTTGTCATTCTGTCTCATTTCCGTTCGGAGATAAATCTTCCATTTCCATAGCCTGTTCAGTTGTAATTAGACCAAGGGTAAGCATTTTCTCTAATACAAGAAGGCGTTCCATTGGCTCGGTACGTAGGAAAGAATCATCGAGAGCGAACTTGACGTAATGCCCTGCTGTAGAAATGTCATCCATAGACAAGCGTGATTCGATAGCTGAAATGTATGGCTGGAAAGCAAGGGCTACGAGCTGCTTTCTTTCATCTAAAATGTTTGCGTAAGTCATAGATGTATTTTGATCTGCTGACACATAGTAAGCAGGAACGCCACAGAGTCGAGCAATTTCAGTTGCAAGATTCTGGATGCTTTCTACCATCATCATGTCGCGAGGTGAGAACTGTGTTGGTTGGAACTCAAGGGTGCTGGTTAAATATGCAGTTGAATTATTTTGACGGCTGCGCTTCCAAGCTGCAAGAAGTCCAGAAACTTCAACTGGTGGCAGGTCTGCGCCTGTATTTTTTAAGATTCCAGAAGCCATTGGTGTAGCGGCTGCAATAGCGGCTGCCTTATTAACATCTATTGCTGACTGAATAGTGCGAGCACCTGCCGCAAGGATTCCTTCGTTGAACGCTTGAAAAGTTACAAGCGATCCAAGACCAGACATAGGACGTGGCGAACCATCAACGTAATACTGGGTTACATAAGTGTTATGTACATCAAGGTCAAAAGTAACGCGTGGGTTTGCTACCCACTCGAAGGAAGCACCTCTTCCGTCTTCCTGATAGACCTCGACAATTTCGAGAAAGGCTTGCCCATACATGAGAAGGCTGTCAACCAACCAGCTTATTGTTACGAACTGTGGCTGTGACTTGGAAAGTTGATGAACCCAACGTGGCGCAGGAATATCCTCACCTGTTGACTTCTTCTTGTACTCCAAAGGAATTGAGCCAACTGTGCAAAGTAGATCGCGGCAACGTTTGACGGCGGGAACGCTCATCGCATCGCGGCGGGATATTACTGGGAATGTAAAGCTGTAAATTGAGTTGAGATTATCGCCCATAATGTGCGGGGCGGCTTGAGCTTCAACAATTTGTGGCTTACGCGAAAAGAGACCCATAGAAGGCAATTATACACTACATCTAGATTATTCTGTGTATATAGCCGCTACCTGTTGTGGTTTGTAAAGCATGTGGACAACCATGGCAGTTGCAATCGCTCCAGAGACATCTCCCGCGCTCTTGCGTTTAACAATGCGCCATGCCGAGTCATTAACCTTGGCTGCGCAGTTATTCATCTGCTGAATCCAGTTCTCCTGACCCGCATGGACAAGCCGCTTTGAGTTAAGACTGTCGTTAAGGTCTCCGCAAGCCTGATAGAACGATGCGCCAGAAATGTCTTGGGTAATCTGACCAGCGTTTGAGAGCTTGTCAGCAATCGACTGGGCTGTGTACTTGTCGTAGCAGATTTGGCGCGGGCGATACTGGTCAGCCCATGCCTTGATGTCCACCGCAATCTTTAAATCATCAACGCTTACTTGGCTTTCCCATGTTTGTAAGATTCCAACTCCAATGCGACCATCTGGGAGTATCTGCCCAGCAACCAGACTTGCATTACGGCGAGACGGACTGACATCAAATGCAAATACTGTATAGCCGCCCACAGGAATCGTGAGTGTTGAGTCGCTCGTCTCCTCAAGAATTCCATGAGCCCACGGACTCGCCAAAGAATCGATCCATTGACACAATAGCTCTGTTCTAGTGTTTTCAATAGGGCTTGTCGCAACTGCTTCTTCAAGGGCTTCCTCACTTATCGTATATCCGAGTGCTGGATTGGCTTGAGCCCAACCTGCACGATCTGTAATCTTGCAATATTGGGGAGCTGAGTACTCATAGAATCCAAAGCTCTTAGGCGGGTTCTCTAACGCCCTTTCTCTCATGCCATTAAGGACTACCGAGAAAGCGTCTCCTGCATTAGAGGTAAGAAGCGTCTGAGCGTTTGGACGCGCTCTAGTTGTAGGGATAGCCGCTCGAAATCCTTCTTCGTTAATCTCTCGG